GACAAGCGTTCTCATGGATTGGTGTTGATGAGCTAGGTCACTATCCTACACCCTATGTGTGGGACTATCTTCGTTCTAGGCTCCGTACAACAGACCTATCCATTGAAACGTACATGAGAGCCTCTGCTAACCCCGGTGGTGTTGGTGGCTGGTGGATTAAGAAGATGTTCATTGATCGGAATGAACCAAACAGACCATTTCCTGCTGCTGACATTGACTCTGGCGAGCCACTGCTTTACCCGCCAAATCACAAGAAAGCCGGTCAGCCTCTGTTTTACCGGAAGTTTATTCCGGCAAGGCTAACCGATAACCCTTACCTCATGGCTTCTGGCGAATACGAAGCAATGCTTCTTTCACTCCCAGAGGTAGAACGACGTAGATTACTTGATGGAGATTGGGATGTTGCAGAAGGCGCGGCGTTTTCGGAATTTAATAGACACCGCCATGTATGCGACCCGTTTGAGATACCTAGTGGATGGCCCCGTTTTCGTGCTGCTGATTATGGTTTTAGTAGCCCCTCTTGTGTACTTTGGGGCGCTGTGGATCACGATGGAAACATATGGATTTATCGTGAGCTGTATTCAACGCGCCTTACGGCTGATGACTTGGCCGATTCGATACATGAGGCAGAAGCTTTTGACCCCCCAATGTACACCTCAGTCCTTGACAAATCCTGCTGGAACAGAGTAGCCGGGGCACCTTCTGTAGCCCAGACAATGATTGAGCGGGGCATACGTTGGTTGCCTTCTAATTCAGATAGAATGGCCGGAAAGCTTCAAATTCATAAACGGCTACAGTTTAATAAAGATACAGAAGAGCCACTCCTACGTATCTTTTCTACATGTAACAATTTAATTCGTACTCTTCCTTCTCTTCCGCTTTCTCGCACAAACAGCGAGGATGTAGACACTAAAGCAGAAGATCACGCATACGACGCTTTAAGGTATATGTGCATGACACGGCAGATCAGTAACATTAACTATAATTCATGGGCGCACAGGGTCAAGGATACTGCCCCTGCACCTCGTGATATTGTGTTTGGGTACTAGGTATGGCTAAAGATATAACAGGCCCAGTTCAATTTAATAAAAACCAAAGAAAATTGTTTAAAGAGATTCTTGCTAGAGTTATTGAAGCTTACGCTACTAACTTTAAAGGCATAGACGACATTAAACCAACTAAAATAATTGCACCGGGAATTATTGATAGATTTGGTCGTTTACCAGAAGAAGTTAAAGAAAAAATCGGACTTCCTACTGGGTATGAAGGCCCAAAAGGCGCAAATATGGTTAGTTTTGTTGAAGGATTTGAGCAACTTGGCCTTACAAAAAACAACCCACTAAAAATTGGTAGGGGCAAGTCTATTAATAACTACAAATTTACTCCTTTCATGGACGACATTATTAAAACAGTTAAAGATAATCTGAATCCAGATATTGACACAAAAAAACAAATACTTGAAGTGTTAGACCGTGTTCTTCCTGATTTGGAATCAACTTTATCTCCTCCAGAGGTTAAAGAAAAAAGACTAGTTGGAACACCAAGTAAGGCTGCACGAGAAACACAGAGGGCTGCGCTAGAAAGACAAAAAGCAGAAGCAGCAGCAAAAGCATTAAACGAAATAGAAGGATCAGAGTTTGATAGAACTGTAAGACCTGCGCTTCAAGAAAGAGGACTTCTTCCCTCTCCTGAAGCACTTGAACCAGAGTTAGAGGCAGACTCTTCAAAAATGTCAGTTCAAGAAATGATGGATGAAAGAGATAGAATAGCAAAAGAAACAATAGATGCAAATAAACAACAAGGTTTAAAGGCTACCGGCGAACGAATTGCAAACATGCCTTTTAAGGTAGCAGAAGAAAAACCCGGATACATTAAAGCATTTATTGACACCTTTCGTAATAGAGGGGCTAAATCAATCCTTTTGGGAGCAATTGGTGGAGGAGCAGGATTAGTTTTGGATGCGGCATTAAATGCTGCTGACGCTAGTCCTACCGGCTTTAGTTGGGATAATATGCCAACACCACAAATAGAGGGCTTAGTAAAATCATATGAAGGAGGTGATCTAACAGGTAAACAACGGTTATCTATAGCAGAATATCCTCCTAAAAGCCCGGAAGAATTACGCGAAATGTTAGCCGAAAGAAAAAAACCAATAGAGCAAGGTCTTGAGATGCAAAAAGACTTACAACGCACTGAAAACATTATGGGACTTAATTTAAAAAAGCAACCAGAACAACCTACTTTACAAGAACAAATGAAAAACTTAATGCCACAACAACAACCACAAGGAACAGCACAATGAAACAGCTACTGAAATCAACGGCAACCTTCACGGTCCCAATGGGTCCAGTGCAGGGCTACATGAATGAAACTCCTGATGGCCCAGCCAAGCGTGAAAAGCTTGATCCGTTTAAGTCTGCTGATTATGGCAACGGTATTGAGTCAGCGCCAAGCGTTAGTGGTAAAATGAGTGACACTGGTATTTTTAAAATGGCGGATGAGCGGGACTACTAAGTCTCTGTAATTTAATATGGGATTTCTCGATACAGATACCGACGAAGCCATTGATGTACGCATGGAAGATGGCCCCTCATCAAGTTCCTTTAGTGGACTTGTGGGGCACATCCGTGCAAAATTTCAAAGGGCAGAGGATGGCCGTTACTCTGATGAGCAGCGATGGCTAAAAGCGTACAAAAACTATCGAGGGTTGTCTGATAGCCAAAATCCTGAACAACTCAGAGAATCAGAACGATCTCGTGTCTTCATTAAGATTACTAAGGTAAAGGTTCTTGCAGCAGCGGGTCAGATTGGTGACATTTTGTTTGCCAATAAAAAGTTTCCCATTGTAGTTGAGTCTACACCTAATCCTGAAGGCATTCCTGAGTTTGCTCATCTAAAGTCTCCTCAAGAAATGCAACAGCAAAGTCCTGTTGGTTTTCCTGATGATGGGATGGAGTTGCTTCCCGGTGCAACAGAAGCAAGTGCCCGTACTTCTGAGAACCCAATCACACGCAACCTTGGTTCAGAGTATGATAGCAAGAACCTTGTTGCTGGTCCGGGCAGGATGGGCCAACCACAAATTAAACCTGCTGCTCTTGCTGCTGCTAACATGGAAAAAACAATCCATGACCAGCTTTTGGACACTTCAGCCGTTAAGAAACTACGCAAGTCTATCTTTGAATCCTGCTTGCTTGGAACAGGCATTATTAAAGGTCCGTTTACCTTTGATAAAACTATTCCACGGTGGCGGCGCAATGAAGAAGGAGAAAAAGAATACTCTCCTATTCACAAGTCTAAACCTAACATCGATCACATTTCTTGTTGGAATTTCTACCCTGATCCTAATGCTTCCGGTATAGATGAGGCAGAGTATGTTATTGAACGTCACAAGCTTAATCGTCAACAACTACGAAAGTTAAAAGATGAACCATACTTTAATAACGAAGCCATTGAAGAGTTGTTGGAAGATGGCCCTAATTATGATGAAAAATATTTTGAGAGTCAGCTACAGTCTGACCAAAACGACCCTATTTATTCTGAGTCGCGGTTTGAAGTACTTGAGTACTGGGGTACTCTGGATTCTTCGATGGCTTCTGAAGCGGGTCTTGAACCCTTTAGTGGAATGGATAGCCTCAAGTCTTATCAAGTAAACGCATGGATTTCTGGAAGTAAAGTACTACGTCTGGTTATCAACCCCTTTACACCAGAGCGCATTCCTTACCAAGTATTCCCTTACGAGGTAAACCCGTACCAAATGTTTGGTGTGGGTATTGCCGAAAACATGGAAGACGCGCAGCTTCTAATGAACGGCCACATTCGCATGGCAATCGACAATCTTGCCCTTGCTGGTAATGTGGTGTTTGACATTGACGAAGCTATGCTGGTCCCCGGCCAGAACTACGACATCTACCCCGGTAAGGTGTTCCGTCGCCAGTCGGGTGTTAGTGGCACTGCAATTAACGCCATCAACTTCCCTAACACTGCACCCGCTAATGCCCAAATGTATGACAAGGCACGGCAGCTTGCAGATGAAGAGACAGGCATCCCTAGTATTGCACACGGTCAAACAGGCGTAAGCGGCACAGGGCGCACTGCTTCTGGGCTGTCTATGCTTATGAGTTCCTCTACGTTGGCTATTAAGTCGGTTGTTAAGAACATTGATGACTATCTTTTAAAGCCAATGGGCGAAGCATACTTTCAATGGAACATGCAGTTTAACGAAGACCAACCTGAAATTGAAGGTGATCTTGAGATTAAACCCAGAGGTACTTCTGCTGTTATGCAGAAAGAGGTTCGTACACAGCGTCTTGTTACGTTGCTCCAGACAGTTTCCAACCCAATGTTGGCACCGTTTGTTAAGATTCCAAATCTTATTCGTGAACTTGCTATTTCGCAAGACATTGACCCGGATGAGCTAGTAAATGATGTTAACGAAGCAGCTATTTTTGCAGATGTATTGAGAGGTTTGAATGAGCAACAGCAACCAGCAGAAAACGGCGTTCCACAAGCTGGGGCCGCTCCTCAACAACCCGGCGGCATGGGTGGCGTTGGAGGAGTACCTGTTGGAGCAAACCCAGCAGATGTCTCGGGCGTTGGTGGCGGAAACATCGGAGTTGGAAGTGCGCCGCTTGCAGGGGAAGCTGGCTTTACTGGAAACCTTGCTGAAGCTGCGGAATAACTACGAGGATATGAAAAGGACTAAGTAATGGCTGTTAATCCCAACGAGTACACTTCATCAACTGCTGGCACAATTAAGCTAGGCACAAAAAGGCTTACTGGTAGTGATGCTATAGATGTTTTAACAGGAACTGCTAGTGAAGCTGCCCAGCCATTGTATTATCCTCAAAATACAAAGCCACAACAGAGTGACTACGCTGCAACAGATCAAATGTCAAACGTTGGTGCAGCGTTGTTTGATGCTAGTACATCGTATCAGTCCTTTTTTGACAAATATAAAAATGTTGCGGGGGGTTTACGTCCTCTAAATGAGGATTTTTTAGATTCTGTGTATTATACACCAGAACCCCCAGCAACACCGCCGCCACCCCCTGCCCCCCCTGCTGCATTGACACCACCTGAACAAATAAGCCCTGATACTGGCATTGATGATCCTTTTAGTCCTAATTTTCAAGACCCTTTTGCTGTAGACGACCCCACCGTTGGGGCCGATCAAAGCCAAGCTACGCCGGGAACAGAAGGTCCAGACTTTTTTAGTCGGGATGATATAAGTGAAGGTCAAGCAAGAGCAGGAATGCAACCGGGTAATAAAACCGCTAGTCAAGCGTTGGCGGGTATGGGAGAAGGAATTACAAGTTTAGGTACGTTTTTGTCTGCGGCTTCAACACCAAGTACACTTGCAAACATGATTGAGGGTGCGGCAGCAGCTTTATCTGGTCGACCACCGCCAGCACCACAATCTTTTCTTGGTAGAATAAGTAATTTAGTTACACCTCCTGCTGCTACACCTCCTGCTGCTGCACCTTCTGCTAATCCCGGTAGTTTTTCCGGCGAGGGGGCCGATGCTAGTGTTAGTGCAGATGCTGCTTCTTACTCCGACATGGGCGGTGCGGAAGGTGACGCTCCGACTTATTCTGGCATTGGTTTGGATTAAACCATGATTGGCTTAGGAATTGTCGGCAACCTACTCGGCGGTGTGCTTAACGTAGCAACCACTCATCTTGAAAGCAAGGCTGTTGTTAGAAAAGCTAGGGGAGAAGCTGAAGCAGAAGTTTTAAAGACTGTTGCAACCCACGAAAGTAAGTGGGAAATGGCAATGGCTAAGTCTTCTGGTGACTCATGGAAAGATGAAGCATGGACTATTCTTTTTATTGCAGTAATCATTGGTTGCTTTGTTCCCGGCCTTCAAGTCCACATTGAGCAGGGCTTTTTTGTATTATCCAACTCTACACCCGAATGGTTTCAATACGCTGTGTACATGTCAATAGCTGCAAGCTTTGGTGTGCGCGGCCTTAAAAAGTTTACCAAGTAGTATGGACTTAGAAATCCTATTTGAACAGCTCAAAGATTTTGAAGGCTTAGAACTCAAGCCGTACCGCTGTACATCAGATAAGCTCACGATTGGTCTTGGGCGCAATCTTGAAGACAATGGGATTACAGAAGAAGAAGCTTACTACCTTGCTGAAAACGACATTGACAACTTAATGGATGAGTTAGACAGAAACATCCCTTGGTGGACAGAACTAAACAATCCACGTAAACGCGCACTACTTAACATGGCGTACAATGTTGGTACACCAACCCTAATGAAGTTTCAGAAAACTCTTGGTTTGCTTGAGAGCGGCCAATACGAAGAAGCATCTAAAGAAGTTTTGAACAGCCGCTGGGCAAAACAAGTTGGACGACGCGCAGATTTTATCTCTAATGTTTTTCTTACTGGCTCTGAGGAGTAATACTAAATGTTTTTTGATACCGTCATTAAAGATTCAAGGACTAAAATGCAAGAGGGCGGACCCCTTTTGCCAATGATGGACCCGCAAGGTAATTTACCCCCAGAAGAAGTAGCTGCTGACGTTGTTAACGGCGCACCAGTGGGTATGGTTGATGTTCCTAATGGCGGTGGCCCTGTTGATGATGGTGTTCCTACTGAGTTGCCGGAAGGCACTTTTGTGCTTAACGCCGCAGCCATCCAGTATCATGGCACAGAAACCATTGACAAACTAATTAATGACGCTGTTCGTGACCTTCTTAAAGAAGGTGTGCAGATTAGCGCGGAAGACCCCAACCCAGATGACGATGTTCCGGTAGCAATCTCCAATGGTGAGTATGTTATACCGCCAGAGGTTGCTGAGAAGATTGGCTACAAAAAGCTTGAGGACATGAACGAACGCGGTCTTGAGTATCGTAAGAAGCAAGAAGAGGCGCAAAAGAAACAAGCTGAAGCACAACCGCCAGCACAGCCCCCACAGCAGCCTCAAGAAGCTTTTATGGGGCTACAGATGCCACCAGAGCAAGCAGGGCCACCACAGGCTCCTGTGCAGTCTGAGCCGCAAGCTATGGCTATGATGGGCATGGCAAATGGTGGGACCATGCAGAGAACACCATTAAAAGACGGGACGCCAGAAAATAATGATGGTTTAGGAACTGCAATTAGTGCTGTTACAAGATTTGTAAACAGTTTTTTTGGAAAGCCGTACACTGGTGCAGGACAAGAAGTAGGTTTTGATTATCCTGAAGTATTTGATTCGCCTAGAGGCGATGTGACAGACAATCCACAAGCATCGCCGGAACCAGAAATTATTATGCCCCCTAGAGGAGATGTAACACAAGACGGATCAGGCTACCAACAAGGGGGCTTCGTTGAAAATTACACATATGCTCAACCGCAACAACCTACTATGGGCACTCCCTTTTCTAACGCTGCTAGTACTAACTCACAACAGTACAACTCTTTCGTACAGCCCAATAAACAAAGGGTGAATGCTGCGGATGGAACGGAAATTTATGCTGGTGCAGAAGAAGAAGTAGGTTTTGATGTCCCGTCTTTAATGACTGCTCCTTCTGCTGTGCGGTTTAAAATGATAAACAGCATAACCCAAAAATTGAATGTTTTAAAAGAGGGTGGGCCAGAAGTAGAAGCATTAAATAAAGAACTTGAAGGTCTTAAAAAAAATATAGTTCCTCTTCGTTTGTACAAAGAGTATGAAGAATTTCTTGTTCCTTATACACCGGGAACAGAGCTTCTTCCTTCTGGTCAACCTGTTACTCCTGAGATGCGGCAAGAAATAGAACAGTTTAAAAATAAAAAAAGAGAAGCGCCCCCCCCTGTAGAAGAACGCAGTGCGGCAGATGGTGGCTTTATTAGGCTTCAGGATGGTGACCAAGTAAAAAAAAAGATTCTAGTGGTGTAGCACCAAATTTTAATCGGGAAGAATCAATTCGTATTTTGCTAGGGGAAGTTGCTCCTGCGTTTGCAAACGAATCTACAGATGATGGAAAAGGTGTATTAAGCGTAATTCATAATCGTCTTAGTTTAGATACTCCTATGCCTGTTTATAAGCCTAATAAACAAGGTCGCCACGAGTTTGATACTTTAGACGTACACGCACCACATTCCTCAGACAGTAGGTATTTAGTAGCAAAAGAAGATGTAAATAAGCCTTTAGATAAATTGTTAAATTCTGGAAGAGTTGTAGCTACACCAAAAGAGTACGATAACGCAGCTAAACTAGTAGATCAATATTTAGAAAACCCCTCTTCTTTTGTTGATGAAGTTTCTAAAAAACTATACTTTTTTAAGAACAAGGGCACTGGCAAATTTCCCGGCATGAACATTCAGCCTGTGCCTATTACCTTTTCAACAGAAAAAAACTTAGTCTTTGATTATTATACGTTGCCTCAAGATGGTGCGCTTCCAAAAGAAAAAGTTGCAGAAAAACCTGTCAAGCTACTTGAACAACCAGCGCCCGCCAATCTATTTAAACAAACAAATCCAGCCAAGGTGTTTGGAAAAACCGGATTTGTAGAACAATTTAAGCGCCAAAAAAATCAAAACGCAAACGGCGGCTTTATTAATTAACACAGAAATTTCGACAGCCACCTAGAACATAACGTTCTGGCCCTGTCATTTGAAGACCAACCGTGGCTACCCATAGAGATTATGGCCCCGCATGGAGGTGACTATGATTGATACCCCTAACTCAAACGAGGAACTAGGCGAACCTACCCCATACCAAAATAACTATCGAACTCGTCTTGACGAACCTGACGAACCTACAGACACCGAGGCATCGGCTACTCTAGACGGTAAATCAAAAGTAGGCAAGACCGATAACGATAATCACAATTTTAAAAAACGATACGATGATCTCAAGAAACACTACGATCAAAAGTTATCGGATTGGCGACAAGAAAAAGAAGGTTTGCTTGTTACAAGTCAACAGGCAAAGAAACAAAACATCAAGTTGCCAAAAAGTCAGGAAGACCTTCAGAAATTTAAAGAAGAATACCCTGACATCTTTGGAATTGTGGAGACTGTTGCACACATGCAAGCAGATTCTCGTGTAAGCGACATTGAGGAACATCTTGAAATTCTCCGTGATCGTGAGCGTGATCTGGAACGTGGAAATGCTCAGAAAGAACTTCTATCCATTCACCCTGATTTTGTTGAGCTTAAAGACAGTCAGGACTTTATTGATTGGTTGGGAGAACAACCCGAAAGCATTTCTAACGGCGTAACACAAAACGCAACAGACGTTAAATGGGCCGCTCGTACACTAGACCTTTATAAAGCGGATAAGGGTATTAAAACTAAATCTAAAAAGTCAAACAGTGGCTCTGCGGCTAAACAGGTACGGACTTCTTCCGGCACCCGTGAAATTGCAGACCCGCAAGGAGACAAAAGGATTTGGACTTCTGATGAAATCTCTCGAATGCGCCCAGAACAGTTTTCAAAATTAGAAAAAGAACTGGACCAAGCCAGTCGAGAAGGAAGAATTAGACCTTAACTTAACATAACATTTTAGGAGATAACTATGGCTTATGCTGGAGCAGCCGGTTACGAAAATCTACCTAACGGTAATTTCGTACCTGCTATTTATAGCCAAAAGGTTCTAAAATACTTCCGTCGTGCATCGGTTGCAGAAGCAATCACTAACACCGACTACGCGGGAGAAATTGAGAACT